TGCGCACTGGGGAATTTCAGAGCCGTCAATGGATTGCCTGTTATGGCAGTATACATCAGACGGTGAGGTTGCCGGTGTACCGTCAAGCAGAGTTGATATGAATTACTGGTACGGCGAGTTACCGGAAGTTGACGGCGGCAGTGATTCTGATAGCAATTCGGGCGACTGCGGCGGCGATGAAGAAGACACAGAGGACGGTGGATACAGCTATTCTGTAGGCGATACCGTAAACTACGATACAATCTATGTATCTTCAACGTCAGAAGAAGCGTTAAAGCCTACCTATACGACTGGCACAATTACACGAGTTGTTGACGGTGCGAGAAATCCATATCTGATTGATGATGGCACCGGCTGGATTAATGATGATTGCATTGCTGGCGGCGGCAGTGATGATTCTGACGATTCAGAAGAAAGTTCGGCTTGCGGCGACATTTCTGTGGGCGATACCGTCTGTTTCAACGGAGATACTGACTACAATGGCACGGCAATTAAGGCATGGCACAATGACAGCGGCTATGAAGTCACACAGCTTGACGGGGATAGAGCAGTCCTTAGTTTCAACGGTTCCGTATTTGCGGCAGTCAATGTCAGCGATTGCGAATTAATCTAAACATAAAAATACCGGGAGTGTAATACTCCCGGTGATATTTTAATTGTTATCGTGTAAATCAATCATAACAGCTTCAACTTGTGGAATTGTTATCGGTTTATTCAATGTAGATGTGTATGAATACTGACCGACATAACCACCATAAATTGTGATTTTATCATTTTCAAGTAGTTTACCGTCAATTACATCGTTTGCGTAAACAACAAGCAACACATGATTATAGTCATCATCTACAGCCATTCTTATAGCGGTATAATTGCTATCAACCGCACCAATCATCTGTATAACTTTTCCGTCAAATTTCACAGGTTTATCAATATTTTTGTCCGGGTATCTTGCAAGAGTTTCGTATGTAATATCTTCGGTGTATGTCATTCTGTCCCTTGATAACAGTGTTTCTTTTTCTGTAGGGGCTTCTGTTTCAGTTTGCGCTTCCGTGACGGCTTCTGTACTGCTTGCGGCGGCGGAATTATTCGCAGTTGAATTTTGGCAAGCTACAAGCCCTAAAAGGCATACCGGCATTAATAAGCATAATAATTTCTTTTTCATAAAAATTCTCCCTTGCTTTTATTTTTAAATAATAATAGCACATAACCTAATTTTTGTCGAACTGATAAATAGCAAATTAGTACTATACGCGCCGCAATCCGACATTAAGTGACAGCATACGCTATAAAATGTAGACAATATTAGAGTAAATGTCGTTTTTTGCGGTTTAAATCGTTTGTGAAAAATTGGTAATTTTTGTAAAATTAAATTGTCCAAAAGATTGGGCGATTCAAGTTCCGGTGGGCGGCTGTGCTATTTGGCATTGCGCCGCCGCCCTATTACATAACCTTAATTTACATCAGAATTTTTGTTCCAATCTTGACGGAAACAAACATTTGTTCTATAATGTTTGTATCGCTACTTTATGTTTTGTGTCGGGGAATACGGAGGGTAAATTATGTGTAAAAAAGATAACACTGAAAATGTTTTCTACAGAAATGAGATTTTTAAATTAATAAATAAATGTGATAATACGCATTGGCTTAAAGTTATATATGCGTACATAAAAAGATTACTTAAATAAAATTGCCGGGATAGCATAATGTGTTATCCCGGCTTCTTTTATTTGTTTTCAATCATCGAATCGACAAGCTTCTCTAAACTGTCCCAGTCTTTTTCGTTCAATTTTCTAAGTGCCGCAATAAGTCTGTACTTAAAACTTTTTTCACCAGCGGCTTGAATGTCTGCAAGCATTTCAGCAATTTCTTCGTCTTTGCTTTTTTTAATATAGGGTTCGCCTTTTCCTGTGCGTAGCCAAAACTCGTTTACATTAAATTCCTTGCAAATCAAAGCTATTGCCGAATCACTAGGAACGCTTCTACCCATTTCATACGTTGCAACAGTATTTCTTTTGACTTTTATTTTGTCAGCAAATTCCTGTTGTGTTAAATGAAAATGATTTCGGACTTCTTTAATTCTATTGTTCAATTCCTTTTTCCCTCCTTTCTAAAAAGTAATATATCATACTTTGTTGAAAAAATCAACAAAAAGTTCTTGACAAAAGTTTTACACCGACATATAATTGTTTTACAATCAACAAACGGAAGCGAGGTGAGAACATGAGTGAAAAAGAAAAAGAAATTGTTGAAAAATTAAAAGACACCATTCCAAAGATGTCGGATTACCAAAAAGGTTATTTACTTGGAATGGTGGAAACTATGGCAGATAAGCCTAAAAACAAGGACGAAACAGGAGTAGGAGATGGAGAGTAAAAAAGAACACGTTTTAGAAATCCTCTGTCAGCAGATGGAGCTGTTGGCAGAGGAAAGTAAGAAAGTTAAACCTAACGATAGAGGGTACAAACCTAGTTTGGTTGAACTTTCATCAGCTATTTGTCGAATAGCTGATTCTTTTGGGTATCTTTTAAATACTGAAAAGCCAAAGGAAGAACACTGATATCACCTGTGCTTTGAGCAATGCAGGTAATAGAACATAACCCTTTATCGGCTATGTACCATTCACATTCAGAGCCATAGCACTCTTTGAATGAATTTTGTGGACATTTAGCCATAGACATTCACCTCTTTCCTTTAATAAAGATAAGAGGATTATATCACAGAAAGGAGAAGAAATGGCAGATACAAATTTACAGGTTTTTAATTCAGAAGAATTTGGAAACGTCAGAACGGTAATCGTAAATGACGAGCCAATGTTTTGTTTGGCTGATGTTTGCAGGGCATTGGAAATTACAAATGTAGGAAATGTCAAACAGAGGTTATCTGAAAAGGGTATCCGCAACATGGATACCCTTACGGCAGGCGGAAATCAGAAGCTTATTTA